GAGCTGGCCGGCTACAGCGGGCCGCGCCAGTGGCAGCTGGGGGCGCTGGACGCCATCGGCCAAGCCTTGCGCGACCCGGCCCGGCGCTACCAACCCATCCAGGTTGCGCGGGCCAGCGGCCACGGCATCGGCAAGTCGGCCCTGGTGGGCATGGTGATCAACTGGGCGTTGTCCACCTGCGAGGACGCGCGGGTGCTGGTGACGGCCAACACCGACACGCAGCTGCGCACCAAGACCAGCCCGGAGGCCGGCAAGTGGCAGCGGCTGGCGCTGACGCGCGACTGGTTCGACGTGAGCACCACCAGCATGACGGCGCGCGATGCCGGGCACGAGAAGACATGGCGCTGCGACTTTGTGCCGTGGAGCGAGCACAACACCGAGGCCTTCGCCGGCCTGCACAACCGGGGCAAGCGGATCGTGCTGGTGTTCGACGAGGCCTCGGCCATCGCGGACAAGGTATGGGAGGTGGCCGAGGGCGCGCTGACCGACGAAGGCACCGAGATCATTTGGCTGGCCTTTGGCAACCCGACGCGCAACACCGGGCGTTTTCGTGAGTGCTTTCGGCGCTTTCGCCACCGCTGGGACCACGCGCAGATCGACAGCCGCGCGGTGGAGGGGACGAACAAGGAGCAGGCGGCGCGGTGGGTGGAGGACTACGGCGAGGACTCGGACTTCGTGAAGGTGCGGGTGCGCGGCATGTTCCCCTCGATGTCGAGCAGGCAGTTCATCAGCGAGGCGGATGTGACGGCGGCCTACGGCAAGTCGCTGCAGCCCGGACAGTACCAGTTCGCGCCGGTGATTCTGACGGTCGATCCTGCCTGGGAGGGCGACGACGAGCTGGTGGTGGGCAAGCGCCAGGGGCTGGCCTTCAGCATCCTGCACCGCATGCCCAAGAACGACAACGACCTGGTCGTGGCTCAGATCGTGGCGCGCCTGGAGCGCGAGCACGACGCCAGCGCGGTGTTTGTCGACGCCGGCTTTGGCACGGGCATTGTGTCGGCAGGGCAAGGCCTGGGGCTGTCTTGGACGCTGGTTTGGTTCGCAGGGGCCAGCGGCGATCCGGGCTGCCTGAACAAGCGGGCTGAGATGTGGAAGGCGATGCGCGACTGGCTCAAGGCAGGCGGGGCGATCCCCGACGATCCGCAACTGCGCGACGAGCTTCAGGCGCCGGAGATCGTGCCGCGCATTGACGGCAAGCTGCAACTGGAGGCCAAGAAGGACATGAAGGCGCGCGGCGTGCCATCACCCAACCGGGCGGACGCGCTGGCGCTGTCGTTCGCCTTCCCGGTGGCGCAGCGCAGCCTGGCCGCGCGGGCGGCGGCCGAGCTGGGCCTGGCGACGCGTCAGCAGGGCTTCGATTACGACCCTTACGCCTAGGTGCGCGTGACCGCTGCGCGCCGTCGGACACTGGCGGCCATGGAGTACCGCATCGTCAACCCGGCCGGCTGGATCGCGCGCGCGGAGCCGCTGATGCGTGCCAACTGGGCGGAGACCGGGTTTGACTTCGACTTCGCCCCGGACGTTGGCGCCTACCAGCGGATGCACGACGCGGGCTTGGTGTTCGCGATCGCGGCACTTGATGGCGAGGACTTGATCGGCTACTGCACGGTCGTGGTGGCGCCACACCCGCACAACCAGCGCGTTGTGGTGGCGGGTAACGACGCGCTGTTCGTGGTGCCGGAGAGGCGCGGCGGGCCGGTGGCGTTGCGGATTATTCAGGCGGCGGAGGCTGAGGCAGCGCGGCGTGGTGCGGTGCGCTTCGCATGGCACACAAGGGCCGGCACACCACTGGCCCTTGTGTTGCAACGGCGAGGCTACAGGCCCGCCGACGTGGTGGTTGTGAAGGAGATTTCACGTGGGCCTTGAGACAGCACTTATCGCATCCGTTATCGGGACTACAGCAGCTGGAATCGCGACCTCGGTGGACAGCGCGCGCAGGCAGCGCAACGCCGCCGACGATGCGGCCAAGCAGGCGCAGCAACAGGCCGACAAGGCCACGCAGGAAGCGCAGAAGCAGAACGACATCATGACCAACCGCTCCAACCAGCGGCGTGCCGATTCGTCGGCCGCCACCCCTGGCCTGGGGCTTGGCACCACGATGCTGACTGGGCCTCAGGGCGTGGCCGGCAACCAGTTGCACCTGGGCAAATCCACGCTGTTGGGCCAATGACCGACACCCGCACCCGCGTGCTGCAGCGCTGGGAGGCGCTCAAGTCCGAACGCTCATCGTGGCTGGGCACGTGGCGCGACATTGCCCGCCACGTGCAGCCGCGCGCGGGGCGCCTGCTGAACTCGGCGCAAGAGAACCGGGGCGACAGGCGCGACGAGCTGATCCTGGACAACACCGCCACCAATGCGCTGCGCACGCTGGGCTCGGGCCTGATGGCAGGCATGACCAGCCCGGCGCGGCCGTGGTTCCAGCTGACCACCAGCGACCCGGAGCTGGACGAGGCCGCCGGCGTCAAGCGCTGGCTGCGCGACGTGCAGGAGCTGATGCAGATGGTGTTTCGACGCTCGAACACCTACCAGGCGCTGCACGGCTGCTATGAGGAGCTGGGCGCGTTCGGCACCTGCGCGTCAGTGGTTGTAGACGACTTCGACACGGTGCTGCTGCACCACCCACTGACCGTGGGCGAGTACGCCGTGGCGACCGATCAGAACCACACCGTGAACACGCTGTACCGGGAATTGCAACTGACCGCCGAACAGTGCGTGAGCCAATTCGGCTATGCCAACTGCTCGCAGGCGGTAAGGAACCTGTACGACAACCGCAACTACGACGCCTGGGTGCCGGTGGTGCACGCCATCGAGCCGCGCCACCAGCGTGACGTGCGCAAGCGCGACGCGCAGAACATGGCCTGGCGAAGCGTCTACCTGGAGCCGGGCGGGCACGGCCTCCTGCGCGAGAGCGGCTTTCGGGCGTTCCCGGCGCTGGTGGCGCGCTGGCAGACCTACGGCTCCGACATCTACGGCGGCAGCCCTGCCATGCAGGCGCTGGGCGACACGCGCCAGCTGCAGCAGCAGCAAAAGCGCAAGGGCCAGGCCATCGACTACATGACGTTGCCGCCCCTGCAGGCGCCAAGCCAGCTGAAGAACCAGCGGGCCAACATGCTGCCCGGGGGCATCACCTTCGTCGACGCGCCGGGCGCGCAGGCGGCGGTGCGCTCGATGTTCGACGTGCGGCTGGACTTGCAGCACCTGCTGTTGGATATCCAGGACGTGCGCCAGCGCATCAATTCGGCCTTTTACGCCGACCTTTTCTTGATGCTGTACCAGCGCAGCCCCGGCGACCCCCGCATGACCGCCACCGAAGTGGCCGAGCGGCACGAAGAGAAGCTGCTGATGATCGGCCCGGTGCTGGAGCGACTGCACCATGAAATGTTGTCGCCCCTGATCGAGCTGACATTCGCGCGGATGGTCGGGGCCAACATCGTGCCGCCGGCGCCCGAGGAGCTGCACGGCCGGCAGCTGAACGTCGAGTTCGTGTCGGTGCTGGCCCAGGCCCAGCGCGCGGTGGCCACCAACAGCATCGACCGCTTCGTCACCAGCCTGGGCATGGTCGCGCAGGTCAGGCCCGAGGTGCTGGACAAGTTCGACCCGGATCGCTGGGCCGACGTGTACGCCGACGCGCTGGGGATCGACCCGCAGCTGATCGTGCCGGGCGAGCAGGTGGCGCTGATCCGCCAGCAGCGCGCGCAGGCCCAGCAGCAGGCGCAGCAGGCGCAGGCGATGGAGCAAATGGCCGGCGCGGCGCAGAAGCTGGGCAGCGTGGACACGGCCCAGCCCAACGCGCTGACCGACACCATGCAGGCGTTTTCTGGCTACTGAGGCCCAGGGTGCGCGTGATGCGACTCAAGCGCCCGACACTGCCTGCCAATGGACGCCCTGGACGATGCGGCAGCCGAGGCGAAAGCCAAGCGGCGCGAGAAGCAGGACGCGGAAGACCTCCGCTGGCTGCTGTCCGGCCCGCGCGGTCGGCGCATCGTGTTCCGGGACCTGGAAGACGCTGGCGTGTTCCGTGCGGTGTTCAACACCAACGCGATGACCATGGCGTTTGCCGAGGGCCGCAGGAATCAGGGGTTGCAGAAGCTGGCGCGGCTGATGGCCATCAACCCGGACGCCTACGCCACCATGGTCAAGGAAAACCAAGACGATGACGCAAGAAACTTTGATGACGCAGCCGACGACCGAAATGACGACTGAAGCTGCGCCGTCCACTCCGGGTACCGAGGCTGGCACCGCGCCGGCCGAAGGCACCCAAACCCAGCAGCCCCCGGCGCAAGCCCAGGGCGAATCTGCGCCTGCCGACAAGCCCGCCGAGGGCCAGCAGCAGGACAAGCCGCAGGGCGCGCCCGAGCGCTACGAGTTCAGGGCCCCCGAGGGCGCCGAGTTGGGCAGCGACGTGACCGACGCCTTTGCGGGTGTCGCCAAGGAGCTGAACCTGACCCAGGATGCCGCTCAGAAGGTGCTGGACAAGATGGCGCCGGTGCTGGCGCAGCGCCAAAACGCACAGGTGCAAGCCGTGCAACAAGAATGGCGCGAGCAGTCCACGGCCGACAAGGAGTTCGGCGGCGACAAGCTGGCCGAGAACCTGGGCGTGGCGCGCAAGGCGATGGACGCATTCGCATCGCCTGGGCTCAAGCAGACGCTGGAACAAACTGGCCTTGGCAACCACCCGGAGGTGATTCGGATGTTTGTGAAGGTCGGCAAAGCCATCAGCCAGGACGGCTTCGTGACCGGCCAACCTGGGGCAGCCCAGGCCGCCGACCCGAAGCGTTTCTACCCCAACTCTCGCATGAACTGAAGGAGCCGACATGGCACTACTGAGCACCAACGCCCCCACCCTGGCCGACGTGGCCAAAAGACTCGACCCGAACGGCAACATCGCCGACGTGGTCGAGCTGCTGGCGCAAACCAATGAGGCTATTCGTGACATGGGCTGGGTCGAGGGCAACCTGCCCACCGGCCACCGAACCACCGTCCGCACCGGCCTGCCGCAAGGCACCTGGCGCCGCTTGAACTACGGCGTGCAGCCGGAGAAGAGCACCACGGTGCAGGTGCAGGACACTTGCGGCATGTTGGAAGCCTACGCCGAAGTAGACAAAGCTCTGGCCGACCTGAACGGCAACTCAGCAGCCTGGCGCCTGAGCGAGGACAGTGCCTTCGTGGAAGGCGTGAGCCAGAGCTTTGCCAAGACGCTGTTCTATGGTGACACGGCCGTCAACCCCGAGCGCTTCATGGGACTGGCGCCGCGCTACTCGCAGATTGCCGGTGCGGAGAGCGGCCGCAACATCATCGACGCGGCCGGCGCGGGGGCCGACAACACCTCCATCTGGCTGGTGGTGTGGGGGCCGGCCACGGTGCACGGCATTTATCCGAAGGGCAGCAGCGCCGGCCTCAAGACCCAGGACCTGGGCGAGCAAACCCTTACCGACGCTGCCGGCGGCCGTTACCAGGGCTACCGCTCGCACTACAAGTGGGACTGCGGCCTGACCCTGCGCGACTGGCGTTACGTAGCGCGCGTTGCCAACGTGGACGCTTCCGATCTGCAAAGTGCCACCGGCACCATGGCGCCAGTGGACGGCATCTCGCCGCTCATAAACTACCTGATCGCCGCCAAGCACCGAATCCCGTCGATGGGCCGTGGTCGCGCGGTGATTTACTGCAACGCCAACGTGCGCGAGGCGCTGGACAAGATTGCGTTGCGCGCATCAAGCCAAACCATGTCGATCAGAGAGGCGGCCGGGCAGTTCGAAACCTCGTTCCTGGGCATCCCGATCCGCACCGTGGACGTGATCCTGAACACCGAAGCCCGCGTGGTCTGATACAAGGAGAAGCAACATGATCATCGACAAGAACCTGCAACTGTCGGACGGCCAGACCCTGACCACCACGGCCACGTCTGCCGACACTATCGATGCTGGTGCCACCCGCAAGGGGCCGCAGCGCGACATCGGTGGCGGCGAGCAGCTCTACGCCGTCTTCGTGATGGACTCCAACACGGCAGCGGCCGGCGCGGCGACCGTGACCTTTGCCATTCAGGACAGCGCGGACAACGCCACGTTTGCCGACGTGGTGGCGTCCGTCCCGATTGGCAAGGCCGCGCTGGCGGCTGGCGCCCATGTGGTGCTGCCGCTGCCGCCTGGCATGCGCCGCTACATCCGCGCCAACTACACCGTGGCCACGGGGCCGCTGACTGGCGGCAAGGTGTCGGCGCAGATCGTGTTTGATTACCAGCAGCGCAACGTGGCCTTCGCCAGCGCGCTGTCTTGATCGGAGATCGCCATGCAAGTCAAAGCCCTGAGCGCCGGGTACTACGGCAGCTATCGGGAAACTGGCGACGTGTTCGAGGTGCCCGATGGCGAGACCGCCACCTGGTTCGAGCCCATCGCCCCGGAAGCGGAGAAGAAAAAGCCCGAGGGCCGCAAAAAGCCCGAGGACGCGCCGCTGGCCTGATTGTCTCCTGCCGGGTTGAACGGCATTTGGAAGGGGCCGCGTGCCCCTTCTTTTTTGAGGTCCCGCGATGACGCCCACGGTCGATGTCTGCAATCTGGCGCTGGCCCACATTGGCCAGGCCGCCACCATCTCGGCAGTCGATCCGCCCGAGGGCTCGGTCTATGCCGAGCTGTGTGCGCACATGTACCCGCTGGCCATGGGCGCGCTGCTGGAGGCGCATCCGTGGAGCTTCGCCACGGTCACCGAACAACTCACGCCGCTGGTGGAGACACGCCCCGGCTGGCTGGCCTGCTACGCCGAGCCTGCCGCCTGCCTGCGCATCTGGAATCTGAGCGACACGCCAAACGGCGAACCGATCGATTACGAGCGTCAGGCCGGCAACCCATCGCCGGTGTTGATCTGCACCAACACCGCGCAAGCGTTCGTGCGCTACTCCCGCGCGTCGCCGGTGCCGCAGGTGCTGCCGCCGCTGTTCAAGAACGCGCTGGCCTACCAACTGGCATCGCTGATCGTGGGCGCCATCGTCAAGGGCGACACTGGCGCAAAGGCGGCGCAGGAAATGCTGAAACTGGCGCTGCACGCGCGCAACCTGGCTGCTGAATCTGACGCCAATCAGAACCGGCAAAGCGTGCCGCCGCACGTTCCAGTTTGGATCGCGGGGAGGACTTGATGGCAGTCCAGCGGCTCTACTACCGCTCCTTTGCCGGGGGCAAGGTCTCGCGCGAGTTGTGGGGGCGCATCGACGACGGCAAGTACCAAACCGGCCTGGCCGACTGCGTCAACTTCATGGTCAGGCCGACCGGCGCGGCAGAGAACCGGCCCGGCACGCAGTTTGTCGCCTTCGCCAAGTACCACGATCGGCCCTGCCGATTGATCCCGTTCACATTCAGCACCGACCAGTCGATGGTGCTGGAGCTTGGCCACCAGTACGTGCGCTTCCACACCATGGGGCAAACCCTGATGCTGGGCGGACAGCCCTACGAGGTGGCGGCGCCGTGGACTGGCGACATGGTCAAGGACATCCACCATGTGCAGTCTGCCGACGTGGTGACCTTGGTGCACCCAAGCATGCCGCCGCAGGAGCTGCGCCGCCTGGGCCCCGCACACTGGGAGCTGGCGCCCATCGACTTCACCCCGCCGAATGCCGGATTCTCCGCCAGCGCCGCCGCCACCACGGCAGCGGGGATGCCGCCGTCGATGTCGTACGCCTACGCGGTCACGCGCATCCGCGACGCCGACGGGGCAGAATCGATGCCGGTCGAGCTGCCGGCGGTCACCAACAACCTGTTCATCACCGGCAACAAGAACACCATCACCGTGACCGACTTCGCGGCCGGCACGCGCGAGTATCTGGTCTACAAGCTGCAGGGCGGCAGCTTCGGCTACATCGGGCGCATCGCCGGGGCGTCCAAGCCCTCGGTGGTGGACGACAACATCGCGCCCGACATGGGCCGCACGCCGCCGCGCTACGACCCGACCTTGGCGGACAACTGGCCCTCGGCCGTGTCCTACTTCGAGCAACGCCGCGTGTTCGCCGGCCCGGCCAAGGCGCCACAGAACGTGTGGATGACCCGCTCCGGCACCGAAAGCGAGGTCACCTATTCGGTGCCGGTGCGCGACGACGACCGCATCGCCCTCCGGGTGGCGGCGCGCGAGGTCAACGCCATTCGCCATGTCGTGCCGCTGTCCAGTCTGCTGCTGCTCACCAGCTCGGCCGAGTGGCGGCTGACCTCGGTCAACTCGGACGCCGTCACCCCGACCTCGGTGGCCGTCAAGCCGCAGTCCTACGTGGGCGCGTCCAATGTGCAGCCGCTGGTGGTGGGCAGCAGCGCCCTGTTCGGCGCGGCGCGCGGCGGCCACCTGCACGAGATCGGCTACAACTGGCAGGCGCAGGGCTTCGTGGTGGGGGACCTGTCGATCCGAAACGCCGATGACTTCGACCTGAAGGCGGTGGTCGATCTGGCCTACTGCAAGGCCCCCTACCCCGTGGTGTGGGCCGTCAGCAGCAACGGCAAGCTGCTGGGCATGACCTATGTGCCTGAGCAGCAGGTAGGCGGCTGGCACACGCACGAGACGCTGAACGGCGAGTTCGAGAGCATTTGCTCGGCGGCCGAATACGACTTCTACGACATGCCCTACGTAGTGGTCAAGCGCACCCTGGGAGGCAAGGTGCGCCGCTGCATCGAGCGTCTGGGATGGCGCGTGGTCGGCACCGCACCCATCGAACCGGCGTATGCCTACTTCATGGACTGCGCCGTGTCGAGGAACGAACCCGGACAGACTGCGCTGTGCGGGCTTGAACACCTGGAGGGCGAGCAGGTCAGCATCCTGGCCGACGGCGTGGTGCTGAAACCCCAGCGCGTGGTGTGCGGTCAGGTCAAGCTACCCGGCCCGACGACCATCGCCACGGCCGGCCTGCCGATCAAGGCCTTCATTCGCACCCTGCCCGTGGCTGTCGGCAACGACCCGGCCTTCGGCCAGGGCCGCATGAAGAACGTCAACAAGCTGTGGCTGCGCGTGCACCGCTCCAGCGCCATCCAGGCTGGCCCCAGCCTGGGGCAGCTGCGCGAGTACAAGCAGCGAACGACCGAACCCTACGGCGCGCCGCCCGCACTGGTCAGTGAGGAAATCGAGCTGCCCATCGATGGCGCCTGGGAGCAAGGCGGCGGCCAGGTCTACGTGGTGCAAGATCAACCATTGCCGCTGACGGTGCTGGGCCTGACGGCAGAGGTCGTGATCGGCGGCTAGGTGCGCGTGAGTGCTCGCCAGTGGCCGATCATTCTTGGCCATGGGACTCAGCGCAGCCGCACTTTCCACTGTCGCGTTGGCCAGCCAGATCGGCGGCGGCATCACCTCGGCCTTCGGCGCCTACGGCCAGGCCAGCACGCAGCGTGCCAACCTGGGCGCGCAGGCGGCCATCGCCGAGGCCAATGCGCGCATCAGTGAGCTGGGTGCGCAGGCTGAACTTGCCGACAGCAACCAGCGCATTGCCAACGCCACCCAGCGCTACGGCCAGCTCAAGAGCAGCCAGCGCGCGGCGATGGCGGCCAACGGGATCGCCATCGACCAGGGTAGCGCGGCCGATGTGCTGGCCAGCACCGACGAGCTGAAGGCGCAGGATCGCGCCACGCTGGAGATCAACGCCATGCGCGCCGCCTTCGGCCAGCGCATGCAGGCCAGCAACCAGCGCAGCCAGGCGGCCATGAGCCGGGCCAACGCCAGTTCGATCAACCCGCTGATGGCTGGCGCCACGTCACTGCTGGGCAGCGCCGGGCGCGTGGCGCAAAGCTGGTACGAGTTCAGTGGCGGAAGTCGCGGCAGCACGCAAACACTGGCGCCGGCGGGTGACCCCATCGACGCGCTGTACCAGCTGAACAACGGCTGGAGGTGAGCGCATGCCACGTGTCCCCATGCCCGAAGGCCCGCAGTTCCAGCCGGGCGGCAACGCACCACAGGGCCGCCTTGCCGCGCCCGAGGCCAGCGACATCGGCCAACGTCAGGTCATGGCGCTGGGCGGCGCCATGCAGGAATTCGGCGCCTCAGTGGGCGGCATCGCGCGCGACATGCAGGCGCAGGCCGACGAGCTGCGCGTCACCGACGCGCTGAACCAGTACAAGGAGCGCGCGCTCACCTTGCAGCACGACAAGGACGCCGGCTATTTGCGCGTCAGGGGCAAGGACACCTTCGACCGGCCGGATGGCAAGTCGCTGACGGAGTTCTACGGCGGCCAGCTGGCCAACGCCGCCGGCGACATCGCCGGCACGCTGGGCAACGACCGCCAGCGCGCGGCGTTCATGAAGCACGCCAGCAACATCCTGACCACCTTCCGGGGTGGCGTGCAGGAGCACGAGGCGCGGGAGTACCAGACCTACCAGCTCTCCGTGTCCGATGGCGTGGTTTCCACCGCGCTGCGCGACGTGTCGCTGAACTGGAACAACCCCGACGCCGTGGACGCGGCCATCGAGCGCATTCGCTCCGAGGTCTACCGCCAGGCCAGACTGACCGGCAATTCGGCCGAGTGGCAGGAGGCGCAGGCGCGCAAGATGACCAGCAACGCGCACAAGGTCGGCTTGCTGGCCGCGCTGGACGCCAACGACGCCGGCTACGCCTCGCAGTACCTGAAGAAGTACTCCGGGCAGCTGGAGGCCGACGACATTCTGAGCGTCAAGGGCCAGATCACCAAAGCCTACAACGCGCAGCTCGGCATGGCCGTGGCCGCCGACCACGCTGCGCGGGCGACGGTGCAAATGGAGCCGACCGACCTGGATCGGGTGTTCGGCATCACCGAGCAGACCGAGAGTGGTGGCGACCCCAACGCCGTCAGCCCGGTGGGCGCGCGGGGGCTGATGCAGGTCATGCCGGAAACCGCCAAGGCGCCCGGCTTCGGCATCAAGCCCAGCAACGGCTCGAAGGCCGACGATGTGCGCGTCGGAAAGGAGCTGCTGGCGGCGCTCATCAAAAACTACAGCGGCGATCTTGGAAAGGCATGGGCGGCCTACAACGCCGGGCGTGGGTGGGTGGATGCCGCTGTGTCGCTCGCCGACAAGGCGCAGCCCGGCACCAAGGAAGCCGACTGGTTCTGGCAGCTGACCTATGGCGACGTCAAGCTCAACGGAAAGTCGCGTTCGGAAGCCAACCGCAAGCAGACACAGGACTACGTGACCAAGAACCTGGCGGCCTACAACTCCGGCGCCGGTGCGCCACCGCGCCCGACGTTCGAGCAGGTCGATGCCGGTCTGCGCGCTGACCCGCGTCTGGCCGGCAACCCAGAAGCTTACAAGCTGGCGCGGCAAGAGGCCGAGCGCAGATTCAAGGAAACCAGCGCCGCCATCAAGCAGCGCGGCGAGGAAGCCACCGCCGAGGCCATGCGCCAGGTGATGGCCAATGGCGGCAGCGTGTCCAGCCTGCCGGCCGGCGTGATGTCCAGTGTTCCGCCCGAGAAGGTCGGCGCGGTCATCGAACTGGGCAACAAGATCGCCAAGCTTGGCGAGGTCAAGAACGACCAGTCCACCTGGGCGGCGATTCTCGATCTGCCTCCGCAGGCGCTGGCGAACATGACGCGCAGCCAGTTCCTGGTGCAGTTCGGCGGCAAGCTGGATGCGGCGCACCTTGAAAAGGGCTACGCCCTGATCGCCGCCGCTCAGAAGGGCGACGGTGCCGACGCCAAGCACCTGGAAATCGTCAGCACGTCCAAGCGTATCAAGGCCGCTGCGGTCGAGGCTGGGTTCTGGCCTGCCAAGGACAAGGATGCCACCGATCGGCAAATCAAGGACTACGCCACGTTCGAGCAGACCGTCGATCAGCGTGTGCGCGAGTTCGAGCGCGTCGATCTGGGCGGCAAGCGCAA